AGGTAATCAAGGAACCCAGGGTCTACAAGGTCTTCAAGGCATTCAAGGTGAAAAGGGTTCTCAGGGATTACAGGGTAATCAAGGTACTCAGGGCACTCAGGGAAACCAAGGCGCTCAGGGAAACCAAGGCACTCAAGGTCTACAAGGTCTACAAGGATTACAGGGTTCAGGTGCACAGGGACTTCAAGGATTACAGGGAACACAAGGCAATCAAGGTGTTCAAGGTCTACAAGGCAACCAGGGAATCCAAGGTTTACAAGGAAACCAAGGCACTCAGGGTCTTCAAGGCTTATCTGGTTCTCAAGGTACTCAGGGATTACAGGGTAATCAAGGTACTCAGGGTCTTCAAGGAAACCAAGGTTTACAGGGTCTTCAAGGCTTAACTGGTTCTGGTTCTCAAGGTACTCAGGGATTACAGGGTCTTCAAGGATCTACAGGACCAAGCACTGCAATTAATGCCAGCACAACTAATGGCGGAACGAATTACTATGTGATTGGTGTAGCGGCAAGTGGATCTAATCAAACACCAATTGCTAATGGTGGAATGTATTTCAATGGATCAACGTTATATTCTACAGCATTCTTTGCAAAATCTGTAACTAACGCATCTGTATCAGGTTCGTTTAATATTGACCTAGCTACAGCAACTCTGTTTAATTATACTCTCACTGGTGCAGCAACAACGTTTGCGTTCATCAATCCTCCAGTCACTGGAAATGTTCACTCATTTACTGTGGTGGTAAAGCAGTCAGCGTCAACAACTGTTACACCAGCATGGACTAATGTCAAATGGGCTGGTGGTTCGCTTCCTCCAACAACACTAACTGCTAATGCCGTTGATATATGGTCATTCATGACATGGGATGGTGGAACAACTTATTATGGAACTCTTGGAGCCAAGGATATCAAATAATCCTTGACCTAAATAGGTAACGGATTCACTTAGAGAAAACTAATGGCACAACCAACTTCCAGAACAGAACTGAAAGATTATGCGCTTCGCAAGCTAGGATTTCCTGTAGTTGACATCAACGTTGACGACGATCAGCTTGAGGATCGCATCGATGATGCTATTCAGTTGTATCAGGAATTCCATTATGATGGAACCGAAAAAGTTTATCTTGCTCATACAGTCACAGCTAATAATATAGCCACGCATCAAGTGCAACTGGCTGATTCCATTATCGGAGTCAAGCACGTTTTGCCGATATCGTCTGCGCAAGTAGCAACCACATCGTCCGGCAACTTCAATATATTTGATATCAACTATCAGCTACGTCTGAACGACTTCTATAATCTGACATCAACCAGCTACACCTATTATGTGATTGCGCGTCAACATCTTGAGTTGTTGAATATGATTATTACTGGTGAGCTTCCTTACGAATTCAACAAACGCACTCATACACTAGACATTCATATGAATTGGTCAGGTAGAGTCAGCCCGAATGATCTATTGATGTTTGAGGCAACAAGAATAGTTGATCCTACAATCTACGCAGACACATACAAAGACTCTTGGTTGAAGAACTATACGACTTGTCTGTTCAAGGAACAGTGGGGAACTAATCTAACCAAGTACGGTAACTTCACGCTTCCTGGTGGCATCGTGATAAATGGAGATAAGATTCTCCTTGATGCGCAGAATGAAAAGGAAGAGTTGCTTCAGACTCTGAGAGATACTTACGAAGAACCAGCCGCATTCTTGGTGGGCTAATAGATGGCAACATCGGTATATTTTAACAATCAAAATGCCACTAGAGAACAGTGGCTCTTGGAAGATCTTGTAATCGAGTCTATCAAGAATCATGGCATCGATATCTTTTATATTCCAAGAGAGTCTCAATCGTCTATTGACGAACTCTATGGTGAAGATCCTGTTAAGGTTTTCAGAAAAGCTTACAAGATTGACATGTATCTTGAAACGTTTCAGGATTACGAAGGCAACAAGGAATTCTTCTCCAAGTTTGGATTAGAGATTCAGGAAACCGCTAGAGTCTGCGTTGCTCGCAGAACATTCGAAAGATTCATTCCACACAGCTTTCGTAATCTACCAAAGGAAGGCGATCTGATATATCTTCCTATTCAGATGAAGCTGATGGAAATTAAATTCGTGGAAGAGGAAAAGAACTTCTTCCAATTAGGTCGCGACTCCAGAAATCCTTACATGTACAGCCTAACGGTAGAAGCGTTCAAGTATAACGGCGAACTCATTCAGACTGGCAACGATGAGATCGATCATATCATCGACAATAAGGCATTCGGTATCGAATACACTATGAATGCAGGCGGAACAGGATCATATCACTTGCACGAAATTGTTTATCAAGGTGCATCACTCGCTGCCGCTACTGCCAGAGGTTATGTATCCAATTGGGATGCAGTTAATGGCTTGCTTAGAATTAGAAACGTCAAGGGTGAGTTCACTACTGGTGGCGCCATTCATGGATATGATAGTAGTGCCCTTTGGACTGTTCATTCAGGCAACTCTATGGAAGATGCATCTGATCCTATGGATGATAACGTTAGAATTGAACAAGAAGCTCAAAGCTGGTTAGACTTTACTGAAGTCAACCCATTCGGTGATCCATAATGCTGAGTCAAGGACATTTCTATCATAGGATCACTAGAAAGCTAGTTGTTGGTTTCGGCACTATCTTTAATAACATTAAGTTATATCGTTATGATAAGTCTGGTGTGAATGAAATTGAAAGAGTGACTGTGCCATTGATGTATTCCACAAAGGAAAAGTTCTATCAGCGCATCACACAAGATCCTGAGTTGACTCGCGAAGTTCAAATGACTCTGCCTAGAATGGCATTTGAGTTGAATTCTATTACATACGATCCACTGAGAAAAGTATCTTCATTCAACAAGCAGTTCGTACCAAACTCAAACAATATTGTTAAGAGCATAACTAGCGCACCATATAACTTTGATTTTACTCTGAGCATTTATGTGAGAAACACAGAAGATGGTACTCAGATTATAGAACAGATTCTGCCATACTTCAGTCCAGATTATACCATCACTATGGATCTTCTGGGATATCCAAATTATAAGTTAGATGTTCCTATTGTTTTAAATTCTGTATCTCAAGAAACTTCAGCAGAAGGAACTCCTGACGAAGTGAGAATGATAACTTGGACGCTAACATTTAGTGCCAAGGCTTATCTATTTGGACCAATATCGGCAGATGGAACTAAGCTTATCAAGTCTGCACAAGCGAATACTTTCAACAGCGCATATCTTGGATCGCACGATAGACAGATGCATCTAATGAATGGATCTGGAACTTTCAAGGTCGGTGAACTTGTATACGAAGGTGACTATGTTTCGGCTGCAAACGCTACCGCGTTTGTTAAGTCTTGGGATAGCAGATCAAACACTCTCATAGTGGAAGATACTAAAAATATCTTCACTGCTGGTAATAAGATTAAGGGTGCAGTAACAAACGCTACATATGTTATAGACACGTTCGCACTTGCTGATTATAAGCTCACAAATCTAACAGTGAGCATCAATCCTCTAACGGCGAACTCAAATGATGCATTCGGCTTCATTGAAACTCTTGAAGAGGCACCTAATATCGTATGAGTGATGTTGATAAAAACCTGAGCACTATATTAAACACTGAATATATTCCTGCCGACGAACCTTCTGCCAAACCAGTAACCATTCATCAACAGGGCGATTCAGAGAAAGTCGTTGATGCCGATTTTTCAAGATCAAATTATTACAATCTGATTGAGAAAGGCAACGAAGCTATAGATGGAATACTTAATGTAGCCAGAGAGTCTCAACATCCAAGAGCGTATGAAGTAGCTGCGACGTTGATAAAGAATATGTCAGACGTCACTGAAAAGCTAATGAATCTTCAGGCTCAGCGCAAGGCACTTGAAGCCGACGCGCCACCGCCAACCAGCGTCAATGTTGAGAAAGCAATCTTTGTCGGCTCCACAGCTGATCTATTGAAGAAAGTGAGAGATGGCAATCAAGATTAAAC